TTCAACAGGCTTTCGATTCCCCCCCCCCTGCGCGGGCTGCGGGCTGGTTTGTTGGGAGTGCGGGGGTGGTCTTGGGGTGGTGCGTGTTGGCCCGCTTCGTCGGCGCCGTGGCCATTTTCTTCAACGGTAACCCGACACACCCACCCTCAACTAAAGGGAGCAACATGGATTTCTCGGGCATCTTGGTGGGTCTGCCCCCCCCCCCCGCCGTCACCGCCGTTGTCGGTGCGGGCGCGCTGATCGCTGCTGTCGGTTTCGCCTCCTGGGCGGCCAAGAAGGTCGCCGGCTTCTTCGGTCGCTGACCAAGAGCAACCAACGGGGGGCGGCGTTGCCTCCCCCCTTGGACTAGGGAGGGCCTATGGATTTTTCCTACATAACCGCCGATCTGGTCATTTCCACAGCGATCACCGCTGTACTCGGGCTGGCCGCGTTGAACGTGTCCCTCACGTTTGCCACGTTCATTGCGGCCAGGGTTGCCCGCTACTGGTTTACCAGGTGAGGCCATGGATTTCAGGTCGATCATCGACACCATCCAGCCTGCTGCAGCAGGGCTCGCGATTCTGACGGCTGCTGCGTTGTGGGCGCAGGTTGAGTTCGCCTGCTGGGCTGCTCCCAAGGTGGCCCGGTTTTTCGCAACACGTTACCTGCGGAGATAACCATGATCCTGTGTCTGTTCTGTGGGGCCCTGGGCATCGCCTGCGGTAGTGCGGTAGTGCAGGGGCTGTCTGCATGAAGCCCCTTTCCATTTTCCTCGTGCTGCTCCTGTGGCTGGGGTTCAGTCCGGAAAGTAGCGCACAAAACTATACGAATTGCACCAACGTAGAAGCGAGTGACGCTTCATGCCCGACTCAGCCTGCTGCAGTGTCCAATGCCATTGCTGCAGCTGAATATATGTCATCGCGTGGCTGCGCAGGTATAAGCGGACCACGAACCTACGTCGATGCCCCCCAAATATTCACGTCGCAACGAACCGTGCAGGTAATGGTTCGTCACGTTGAAAACCATGGCCCGCTGTGTTCGGCGAAACGTTCATGGCCGGTATCCGGGTCATGTGAGGCACAGCCTCCGATGCTGAATGTTCGGTTTACTGGCAATTCGGCCACATGTAGTGGCGGTTGTACGTATGCCGCGTCGATTACCGATGGCGATACTGTTGAGGTCTTGACTATCGGCGGGCAGTCCATCACCAAGGCGAGCCGGATGTTTCCCACCGGCGAATCGTGCACTGTTGGAGAGATTCCCGAGCCAGCGACGGGCCAACAAGATGCCTGCGTGCAGCAGGGCACGTTGACCCAGTGCCTGCGTGACGATGGTCAGCATTGTACTAGCGCTTCAAATGGCAAACAGTTCTGCTGGCCTCCAGGTGAAAACGGTATCCGCACCTCGGGTAATGAGGCGGCAAGCAAAATCCCTGAGGGAGCTGCGTCGAAATTGCCACCCGTCGCGCCTACCAATGGCGGCGATTGGCAGCAGATCGGACAGGCCCAGGTGACGCACACCACGACCGTCAACAACCAGACCACGACGAATAACAGCACCATCAACCACTACAACAGCACCTACGGCAATGCCGGTGGCAATGCCAGTGGCGGAGGCGCGGTCGGGGACAAGGGCGGCACTGGCAGCGGCTCGGGTAACGGTTCCGGCAACGGTAATGGTGACGGCGATGGCGACGGCGACGGCCCCGGCTCGCCCGGTGGCCAGCTTGGTGACCTGTACACCAGTGACGGAAAAACCGTGGCCGGCGTGTTCCAGGCATTCCGGGCAAGGGTAGGGGAGAGCCCGCTTATCGACGCAATCACCAATTTTTTCAGCGCCCAGGGCGGCGGGTCATGTCCCGTGTTCACCATCGGCGCCAGTACCTACTGGGAGGCCATGAGCTTTGACGGCCACTGTTCCGGCGACTTCCTCGCCGCGCTCCAGTCCATCGGCTGGGTTCTGATGGCTGCTGCCGCGCTGCTTGCAGCGTACTGGGCGTTGTCATGATCCGGCCGCGTGTGGGGTGGTTGGATGACCTGACCAACTGGATCAGGGGCTTGGTCGAAAAGCTGTGGCAAGCCATTGAGGCTTTCTTCACCGACCTCATCGTGGCCGCTATCGAGAAGATGCTCGAACTGGTCGCCCTGGCGTTCGAGTCGTTGCCAGTGCCGAGCTTCATGACTCAGCACAGCATCGGCTCCTTGCTCGGCAATGCCGGCCCGACCGTCGGCTGGTACGTCGAAACCTTCAAGGTCAGCGAGTGCCTGGCACTGCTCGCCGCAGGTGCGGTGTTCAAGGTGACCCGCAAGATCGTTACCTTCGGGAAGTGGTGACATGCTCGTTTTCAACGAAGGCGTGCCGCGTGCCGGCAAGAGTTATGACGCGGTAAAGTCCCACATCCTGCCGGCCCTCAAGAAGCGTCGCAGGGTGTTTGCCCGGCTCAACGGCCTGGACGTTGAGGCCATCGCGAAATACCTGCAAATGCCCGTGCAGGAAGTTGGCGACCTGCTTGAGCTGATCGACACCAAGGACGTCTTGCAGCGCTTCACCTGCTACCAGGACGAGAGCGGCAAATGGTGCATCCCCGACGAGTTCAAGGACTCGCTCATCGTCATCGATGAGGTGCACGAGTTCTACGTAAACCAGCGGCAGCCGCTGCACGAGTCCGTCGAAAACTTCTGGGCGCTGCTCGGCCAGAACGGCGGCGATGCCGTCATTATGACCCAGTGGATCAACCGCGTTCACCAAGCTATTCGTGCACGCATTGAGCGCAAGAACACCTTCCAGAAGCTCACAGCCGTGGGCATGAAGAACAAATACAGGGTCACCTACTACCACGCGACCAGCCCTGGGAAGTTCGAACAGGTCGGCGGCAAAACCGAGAAGTACGACAAGGCCATCTATCCGCTGTACCACGGATACGCGCCGGGTTCGGAAAATACCGAGGTCTATGACGAAGGCGGCACCAACGTCTGGCTTGCGATGGCTCCGCGTGCTATCGCTGCCGTCATCGCCGCTGCTATCGGTGCCTGGGCCTTTCTCGGCTTCTTCTTCGGCGGCAAGGGTGACGACGCCGACGCCGCACCACAGGCAGCCGCCATGCAAGATGCCGTCCAGGTGTTCGATGTGGATGGCAACTACCTGCGCACCGAAGGTGTCGCGGCACAGGCAGTATTGCCCACCGCGCCGCCTGACCCGTACCAGGAGTTGACGCCGGAACAACGCTACGTGGCCGAGCTGAGCGAGCAGGGCAGGGCACGGTTGGCTGCACGTGCTGAGTTCGCTGGCCGCGTTCGAGGCTGGGTGGAATGGGTGGATGACTCGGGAAATACCGTCGAATCGCTGGAGGTCGATGCGCTCCAGGAGCTGGGCTATGCCGTGACCTGGGGATCGTATGGTGTCCGTCTCCAGGCAGGCGACCACACCATCATTGCCACGCCCTGGCCGCGGGTTATCAACGTGCGCGACACGGAGCACCGCCTCTACCGCCTGGACGGCAACGGCGGCGGCGCTGGGTTTGCGAGCGCAGCGAGTGATCCCGGCGCTGCTGCCGGTGCTGGTGTGGTGGTTGGGTATGAGCCGGGCACGCGGCCGGATGTTTTCCCGCGTTCTCCAGGCTATGCCAGCAACAGCTACACGGGGCCCACATCGACGCTGTGACCGGGGTGTAGGGGCAGCGCCCCTACGGACTGTCCATGTCCCAGCCGTTGGACGTTATCCGCCACCATGCCCCCGTTGTCAGCCCGTCCCGCGCATACCGGGAGGCTGCAACAACCCCTGAGGGCATGCATACGGGACAGCGCCGGGGCCAGACCTCCACCCTGCAAAACCAAAAACGGGGGCATTTCCGCCCACGCTTGTTTTCCGTTAGCCGATGTGATATGGCGGCCGATTTTTGCGCGAGGGACTAGAACCCGACCGGGATGAGATCACCCACCGGGAAGCTCAGGTTCATAGAACTTCAGGCCCGGCCCGAAGGGCGCGCCCAACTACCCGACACGCCCCAAATTACGCTGCTGCCAGTCCGCCAGATCGACCACCACCACTTTGACCTGTTGCCTCGGCTTCTCCGCCTGGGCGCGCTTCGCATAACCGGCTTGCCGTAACTCTTGGCTGTCTCGCCACATGAGACCGGCCAGCCGCTGCGGGTTGATCCGCTGGCCATCGGGAGCCACCAGGTCACGGCCGGCGAGCCGCCAGCCGGCCCATGGCCCGGTGAGCGCAACGTGGTTGCGGGTGATGCGTTCGTGCAGTGCTGCCGCGCATTCGTTCGGGCAACTGCTGCCAGCCGGCCAGCACGGTGGCCGTCCATCGGTGTTGCTCATGCCTCGATTTCCGTTTCTGAGGGGGATCGGGATGGTAGGAGAGACTGCAGCCACCACAGAACCCACGCGATCCGCCGGGCAACCCACGACTTCGCATAATGTATAGTCTGCAGCCCTGAAACACCCCCGCTATCGGCCTGTGCCTGCTGTGGCAGGGCGAGGCCGAACCCTATTGCTAGGGTCATCGCGGTAGCCGCTAGACGCCTCCAGAACGTCCGTTCTTCGGAGCTGAGCGCGGCCTGCTTCATGATCTGAATCGCGGCCTTCTCGGGTTCGGCGTGGCCCTGAATTTTCAGCGCCTCGGCGACAACCCAGACCTGAGGAACGCGCCTGCCTTGTCGGTAATGGCCGATAGCCCCGTCTGAAATGCTCAGTAGTGGTGCCAGCTTGGAAAAGGAATCGACCTTGGCCGCTACGCGGGTACGCTCGAAAAAGTCTGCCCAGTCCATGAATACACCCTGAACGAATAGCCGGATTGGCTACGGGTGTAGGCTACACGTGTTGACGCCTACGGGTGTAGGCGCTTACTGTCCGCTTGCGCCTACAGCTGTAGACGCCCCGCCCCCGGCCTCATCCCCGGCCGGTGCGGCGGGCACTCAGGCGGGGGATGGAGAACACGTCATGGCAATGGGGATGTTGCTGCTGTCGCTGTCCGGTGGGCTGGTAGCCCTGGGCGCTGCCCGAATCGTCTGCATCCTGCGCGAGCGTCGAGCCGCCCGGCTCCGCTCCGATCTGCAAGCCCTCCAGCTCGTCACCGCCTCCCGTCTGCAATACCGCATCCCGGCCCGCCCGATCGGGCGGTCGTGCCTTGAGTGCGGCGAGTACACCGGCTGTGTCAGCGATACGCCGTTCTGCCGCGCCTGCTGGGAGGTGATTTGGGCACCGGTCGCCGGGGGTGCCCAGTGATGGCCGGGGCTCGCGGGGTGTCGGGACTCCCCTCGTCTAACAGGGGAGTCAGTGAATTCAGGAACGCCGATGGAACCCTGACGGTCGGCATTGACTGGTTTTCTGCCTCCGTGGATTTGTTCGCCGCGCTGCGTGAGGTTGGTTTCCTGGACAACGATGCGCAGGACGAGGTGCACCAGTGGATCAACTCGGCTGCTGAGAACGCTCACGCCGTGGCCCTGCACCTGTTCGCGTGGTTTTTCGCTGGCCTCGGCCTGGAGCTGGGCGAGGCTGCCACCGGTGGCCGGTTCTATCTGTACCGCATCCGCATCAGCAACGCGGCTGGTGAGTTCGTCGGCATGATCGAGCTGGGCGGCGAAAACTGCCGGCGTTCTGATGGCACCTACACCGCCCGTATCGAGCTGACCGGCGATGGATGCAAGAGCCTGACCGCAGCGAGCTGCGGCCATGCGAAGCGGTGGCTGGAGCTTCGAGCGAAGCTCGAAAGCTGCGGCGGAAGGCTCACACGTGTGGACGTTGCCGCTGATGACCTGGTGGGCAACTACCCGATCAAGTTGGCCCAGACCTGGTACAGCTCGGGCGAGTTCGACAACCGTGGCCAGCGTCCGAAGGCGCAGTTCATTGACGACTACGACAGCGGCGACGGAAAGACCCTGTACATCGGCGGCAAGAAGTCGGAGAAGCAGTTGCGCGTCTACGAAAAGGGCCGGGAGCAGGGCGACAGGGAATCGCCGTGGGTGCGCTACGAGGCGCAGTTCAGGGCCTCCAACCGCAAGGAACTGCCGCTCGACCTGCTGCGCGATCCGGCGTCGTACCTGCTCGGTGCCTACCCGGTGCTCAATTTCCTGCACTGCGTGGCCACGCGCATCGAAATTACGAAGGCCGCAGTTTCTGCGACCTGGAAGAGCGCCCGGAGGCATCTTCGACGCCAGTACGGCGCGACTCTCAATTGGATTTTTCGGCAGTGCGCAACAGCAGATGAGCTGCGCACTGTGATCGCTTCCTGCACGTCGCAAAAGCTGCCGGCGTGGGCAACAGGGGATGCAGCAGCTAACTGGCCCGAAATCGCGGGCATTCACAGAGAGAGAACAGCATGAGCAAGGTCACCATTCTGAGCGCCGACGTTGAAGAGCGCGGCGGCACCTTCAAGGACGACAGCGGCAACGACCGCGCCTACAGCACGCGCAAGCAGAAAGCGAAGCTCGAAGTTGGCGGTTTCGCCTATCCGCTCGACGTGCGCCTGGAGGACGGCCAGAAGCCCTGGCCGGTCGGTGAGTACACGATGGATTGGGATTCGATGGTGAGCGTCAACAAGGGATCCATCAACCTGTCCAAGTATGCCCGGCTGATCCCGCTGGCGGCTGCCACCAAGGCCGCCTGATGGGTCTGTGCGTGCTCCTGGACAGTAACGGCGCGCTGATCCCTACGGGTCAGCCCGTCGCCGAGTGCAGCGGCTATGTGCTGCTCTCGGCCAGTGAGCACGCCGTCTATGGCCTGATTCAACAGGCCTTCGCATTCCCCACTCCTGCGCAGGCTGCCGGCTGGTTTGTTGGCAGTGCAGGGGTGGTCATTGGGTGGTACGTGTTGGCCCGCATCGTCGGCGGCGTGGCCAATTTCTTCAACCGTTAGCCGACACAACCAACCTCAACTGAAAGGAGCAACATGGATTTCTCGGGCATCCTGGACGGTCTGTCCACCACCACCGCCGTCACCGCC